AGAAACAAGTGGTTTAAAAGATAGAGAAGAAAAAATTCAATCTAATCTTAAAGCTACTTATGCAACATTAGCAGCTGCAAGAGAAGCCGGAGATTTAGAATCTGAAGTTAATGCTCAAAAAGAAATTGCTAGACTTGGTTACGAGGAAGCAAGATTGGAAGAGCAAAAAGATACTACTTCTAAAGCTGAACTTATGGAAAGACCTGTAAACATTACACCGTCTAGAAAAGCCGAACAAGCTAGAACACCTGATCCAAAAGCACAGGATTGGGCTCAAAGAAACAATTGGTTTGGTAAAGATAGTGCAATGACTTATACTGCTTTTGATATACACAAAAAACTAGTGGATGAAGAAGATTTTGATCCTGAAAGTGATGATTATTACGCAGAGGTTGATAAAAGAATAAGACTTGAATTCCCTCACAAATTTGATAGAAGTGAGGATAGGGAAACGACTAGACCTGTACGAACGGTAGCTTCGGCTAGACGTTCTGTCAAACCTGGTCGCAAAACTGTGTCTCTCACACCTTCACAGGTAGCAATTGCTAAAAAATTAGGTGTGCCACTGGAAGAATATGCGAAACAGTTAAAAATCACGAAGGAGGTATAGCATATGAAAAAAGAAGAAGATAAAAAGACCACCCGTGCAAGCCAGTCTAGGGCTAAGGAAAAAAGACCTACGACTTGGGCTCCCCCATCATCTTTAGATGCACCCGCTGCGCCAAAGGGTTTCAAACATAGATGGCTAAGGACAGAAGTTTTAGGGTTTGACGACACTAAAAACATGTCTGGTAAATTAAGATCAGGTTACGAATTGGTGAGAGCTGATTCATATCCAGATGAAATTTATCCCACTATGAAGGAAGGAAAATACGCAGGAGTGATTGGAGTTGGTGGCCTTGTGTTGGCAAGGATACCGGAAGAGATCGCACAATCTCGAACTGAGTACTTTAAAAAGCAAACTCAGGAGAGAAACGAAGCAATTGAACACGATCTTATGAGGGAACAACATCCTAGTATGCCGATCAATAGTGATCGACAAACGCGTGTAACTTTTGGTGGTTCGAAGAAACGTTAATTTTTTAACAATTCCTACCCGCTAAATTAAAATAAACCGTGCTGGAGGTCCTTCGGGACAGGCACATAAAGGAGAAACAACTATGGCTAATAGCTCAACTACAGGCTTTGGTTTAAGAATGATCGAAAGATTAGGTAATACACCTTCAATCGGCGGTCAATCTGAATACTTAGTCGAGTCAGGTTTAGGAGTAGGTCTTTATAAAGGTAACCCTGTTTCACTGCAAGATGCAGGTGGAGCAGAAGGCTTTTTACAAGATGCTAGTTTCGCAACTACAGACGACACAGGTAATGGTGGCGCTGCTTACGATAATGGGGCTGACTCATTATTAGTAGGTGCTTTCAACGGAATTTTTTACGTTGATAGCTCAACAGCAAAACCAAGATTTGTAAATTCTGTGGATGCAGGAACAATCTTTGGAACTGACTATAATACTGGAAGCAGCAACGGAACTGCATTCGTGAATGACGATCCAATTCAAGAATACATGATCAAAACGGACGCTGCATGTCCAACAAGTAACAACGGAAAAAGCTTCAACGTAACATCGTTTACAGCTACTGACAACAAAGACGGTCAATCGACTGTACTTTTAAATGTTCTCGGTGGTTCAGCTACTACTAAAATGTGGAAAGTTGTCAGAGTCGGTCAAGACCCTGAAAACAAAGACATTACAGCAGCTGGTGTAAACATGGTTGTTGTAGTTAATTCTGCAAGTAACTTGTATATTAACTAAGCTTAGGAATAGGAGATAAAATACTATGGCTATATCACGATCACAACTAGTTAAAGAACTAGAGCCAGGTCTGAATGCACTATTCGGCTTGGAATACAAAAACTACGAGAACGAACATGCTGAGATTTTCGATACTGAATCATCTGACAGAGCTTTTGAAGAAGAAGTAATGTTATCTGGTTTTGGTAATGCGCAAGTTAAAGCTGAAGGTCAAGGTGTATCATTCGATGATGCTCAAGAGACTTTCACTTCTCGTTACACACATGAAACAATCGCTTTAGCGTTTTCAATTACTGAAGAAGCAATTGAAGATAACTTGTATGATAGACTTGCGTCTAGATATACAAAAGCATTAGCTAGATCTATGGCTAATACTAAACAAGTTAAAGCGGCTAACGTCCTAAACAATGGTTTCGATGGAAACTTTGCAGGTGGTGACGGAGTATCACTTTTCGGTAATAATGCAGGTGGAGCAATTGTAAACCACCCTACATTAGCGGGAACGTTCTCTAACCAATTGCAAACTCCTGCTGACCTTAACGAAACATCATTAGAGCAATCTCTAATTGATATTTCTGCTTTCACTGATGAAAGAGGTCTAAAAATCGCTGCTAGAGGAATGAAAATGATCATTCACCCTAACCAGCAGTTTACAGCAGAGAGACTAATGGAATCAAAAGGTAGAACGGGAACAGCAGATAACGATATCAATGCAATCGTATCTAGAGGAATGGTACCTCAAGGTTATGTAATCAACCATTACTTAACTGATACAGATGCGTTCTATATCAAAACTGACGTACCTAATGGTATGAAAATGTTCAATAGATCACCTATTTCCACTAAAATGGAAGGTGACTTTGACACTGGTAACGTTAGATACAAAGCAAGAGAAAGATACTCTTTTGGATTCTCAGATCCAAGAGGTATGTATGCTTCTGCAGGTAACTAATAGTTAAATTTTTGAGGGGCGTTAATCGCCCCTCATCGAACAAAAAATTAAAATGGGAATATACAAAGCTTTAAAAAAGAGAAGTCAAGATCCTAATTGGAGACCACAAAATAAAGAAAGAATGTTAGGAAGAATAGAAGAAGGTATTAAAAGAAATCAAAGATTATTGGAAAATAATCCTAAACCTGCTAAAGTAGATTTGATAAACGAAAAAATAAGTTTTTTAACAACTAAAAAAGAAGAGATATCAAATTATTAATAAATGAAAAAATTTAAAGTAAATATATGGGCGTATAATCATCACGCTAAATTTACAGTAGAATCACAAGATTCCCCGACTGACCTTGAACAATCAATCCTTGACAAGCTAGGAGAAAATAGTATAGTTTGGGAAAATCTTGGAGTTAGTTATGACGACAAGATAAATAGAATAACTTATGAGGAAGTTATAGATGATACAAGACCTATACAAAGCAAAAAGGTCCTTGGAGTTGAAGTGGGAACAGGAGCATCTAGATAATAATAGATATACTCTTGAGATGGTTAGAATTGACGATAAAGTCAAAGAAATCATCACAAAGATCAAGCTAGAAGAAGCTCAGATCGCCCATAGACAGAACACAATTGAAGGTTCTGCTCCAGAAGTTTCAGTAGCTACTTAATAAAAAGCTACATCGTTGGAAAAATCCAATCCACACTACGGGATCTCTTGCACTCTACTTAAAACTGTTGTATAAAAACCACACTATATATTTTTTAAAAAAATACAGACGCGTATAGTCGACGGCCTAAAGACTGTATTTATTAATTAGGAGGATAAAATTATGGCAAGAACTACATTTTCAGGACCAATCGTAGCTGGTAAAGAAGAAACAACTACATCAAAAGGCTCTGACGGAGAAATCAAATTACTTAACAAAACTAATGGAAAATTAGTTTCTTTAAAAGCATCAACAGCAGTATCTGCTGACGTAACTTTTACATTACCAGCTTTAGATGGTACTGCAGGTCAAGCGGTTGTTACTAACGGAGCAGGAGTTTTAAGTTTTGGAGACATCGATCCTGAAGATCCAGTTGTAACATTACCATCTGCAGCAACAATTGAAGTAGACTATTCAACAGGAAGTCAGTTTGCAGTTACATTAGCAGATAACGCAACTTTCAATATTACTAACTTTCCAACAGGTGGAAATTTAGTTATCACAATAACTCAAGATGGAACAGGTGGACGTACAGGTGCGTTTACTAGTTGTATTTTCCCAGGTGGATTTCCAGCGCTATCATTAGCAGCGAACGATATTGATGTCGTAACTGTTTATAATGATGGAACTAGTTTATTAGCAAACATTGGTAAAGATTATCAATAATCTTAAACAATAATTAACTAATAAATTAAGGAGAGTAAAATTATGATAGAGAAAAAAATACAATTCGGAATAAGAAACGTAGGACAAAACCTTTGGTTACCGAATACAAAAGAAGTGTTTGGAGCAGAAAGTGATCCTTTAGAAGCTTGGTTTAGAGCAGACGTTATCTCTTCCTTAATAACATCTGGAAGCAGTGTTACGACTTGGAATAATTTAGTTGATAATACTAAATTTTCTATGCAATCAGATGGTGGAGCCGATACTCCAACTACTGGTGGTAGTATAAATGGTGTGCCTGCCCTACAATTTACAAACCCTCAAAGGCTAGCAGCAGCTCAAGATAATATTGCAAAACCAAGTAATGGTAATCTTACTGTTGTTACTTGTGTTGACATAGGAGAAGTAAATCAAAATGCTGATTCTATATTTTGTGCTATAGACGCTAGTGCAAACGATTTTAAAATAGAAGCTGATAGCCCTACTGAGTATCTTGGAAAATATGCTCAAAGTGGTTTAGGAGGTGGCTTTACTTTTTCAGGAGGACCTTTTTCAGGGCCGCATATACTTACGATTGATCTTGATTTTCCGGGTTCAACTATAAGAGCTAGAATAGATGGAACTGAGGTTGGTACTAGCGCAGGTTATATCAATCAATTAGGAAGAAGAATAGCGTTAAAACTTATGTCTCAACCTGCTGGTAATAGACAATTAGCTGGTCAAATGGCTGAGTTTGTTATGGCATGTTTTGAAGATAATGGTTATACAGATTCTGAAACATATATTGAAAAATGTGAAGGTTACTTAGCATATAAATATGGGTTACAAAGTCAACTACCTGGATCACATCCATACAAAACACAACCGCCAAGAGAATAGGAGAACATATGTCAGGAAGCGCAACATCAGATCAAACAACCTTAACCTTCGATACAGTCGGAGCAGATACTTTAGGTAAAACAGGTAGAGCTAGAATTACTTCTATTCAAGGAAAAGGAATAGCAAACTCTACAATAGTTTTTTACAATTCTGCAAATGCAGCAGCACCAGGAGCACCTGTAGCTACTTATAACTATGGTGATGAAGGTTTAGAAGTATATATTCCAGGTTCTGGTATTTTATTTAAAGAAGGAATTGTTTATAATTTAACTGGAGCAGGCGGAAGCGTTACTATAACTATTACGGGAGCGTAAGCTCATGGCTAATACTACTTCGGGAACAACAAC